TAGAATCATCAGGAAATAGAATAACTTGTATAGGAGTTAATGGTTCTGATGATATGTTCTTCGATTAATACTTCCTTATATCGTTAATATCATTTTATTATATTATGGCGATTTTTAACCCAAGACGTGATGTTTCTGATCCAAATGCCAAGGTTTTACCCAGAATTAGTAAAGAAAAGTATGAAAACATTGGAGTTTTAAAGGTTTTAGAAGATTTTCACAATAAATCAGAAGTTAATGAATCTGACTGGCAGAATGAATTTACTCCAGATAAACCTTTTGACGAAATGATTGATGCTATTAACAAAGATGCAAGACTGGATATGTCAAGGGAAACTTATGTTCAAATGATTATGGGTTCGGGCATAAAGGTAAAGGCTAAAAAACAAAGCACACAGGAACTTATCCGAGATTGGTTTGATGAGATTAGATTTGAAGAATTATTAGAAGATGGATTATACAGTTATGTTGGTGTAGGAAATCTAATATGGGAGAGAGCTCCAAAGAACGCAGATTTTATTGAAGTTCCAATCGATACAATATATACTGTAGTAAGAAACAAAAAAGGAAAGATACAAAACTATATCCAGAAAGTTAATAATAAAGATATTGTACTTGCAGCAAAAGATATGGTTCACTTTAAACTCTCTAATGTTTCAAAAGAGATTTGGGGTAGAGGAATATTCCATTCTATATTATCTGATTATTTAGACCCTAGAACTGGAACTACTTATGATTCTCCACTTATCCAAATGAAACAAATAGAGAACAGTATGGCAGAGATATTCCACGCTTATGCTAGTCCTTTATTGATGTTCCAGTTTGAAGATGCAGGAGAGGATTTCATTAGACAACAAGCAGATGCTTTGAAAAAGGCAAAGCCTGGAATGAAGATAGTTACAGATAAAGCATTTAAAGTAGAGAAATTCGAGGTTAGTGGAAATGCTCAATTTGCAGGTTACATTGAACACTTGCAAAGAGATGTATTAGAGCCTGGTTCTAAATTCCCACTACAGTTCTTTAACGCTGGATTTACTGCAAGAGCAGCATCAGAAAGTACAGATTCCGTTCTTATACGAAAGGTAAAAAGAATACAAAAGAGGCTATCATTACAAATCAAAGCCGAAATTATTATTCCTTATCTACGAGCATTAGGTAACAAAACAAAAGCAGAAGATATAGATCTAGTATTTGAATTTGAAAGTAAAGCAGAAATGACAGTTCCAGATGCACTTACATTATACAGAGATAACGGTATCAAGAGATCAGAGTTAAGAAGATACTTGTCAAAAACCACAGGACTTGATATAGACCAAGCAGATATGGAAGATTTGTTACCGATTACTAGTGTCACACCAACTAACACCATTGCAAACGATACATCAAACGATATAGTAAAAGATACTTCCTTTACAGATAAACAGGAGAAAGTAAATACGGCAATGCAAGATTTAAAAAATATGGTTAACATGAGGGAAGAATTAGACAGAGCCGAAAAGAAAAAGAATACTGATGAGATATTATCATTTATTAGAGGTTTAAAAGATGATTAGATTATTTTCTGACCCAGAGGGAAACTATGTATTAGAAGCTCTAGATTTGGGCAGAGTAGAATTAGGAAGAACTACAAAATATAAAATGTATATGAAAAACATTGACCCAACTTGGAGTGTACATAATATCAAAGCCGAGACATCAAACACAGAGTTGAAATTTGAATATCCTGAAACACTTTCTGCTAATGAAGTTAGAGAGATTTTTGTATATTGGACTCCTAAATTAGATAGCAAAAAGCCATTAAGTTCAGAATTTAAATTTACTGGCGAAGTGTATATCGGTTGACCTATACATATCTAAACTACGATTCAAGTAATTATTCAGTAGATATTAATGTTCCAGGTGTTCCAACTGGATTATTTGCAACTAGTGGAAATGCTCAATCTCTACTTAACTGGACAGCACCATCTAATAATGGTGGCTCTGCTATAATAGACTATGTAGTTCAATATTCATTAGATAATTCAAATTGGACTACATTTGCTGATGGTGTAACTACATCTACAAGTGCCACAATTACAGGATTGGTTAATGGTATATTATACTATTTTCGTGTTAGGGCAGAAAACATTGCTGGTTATTCTTCATATACAACTAGTGTTACTGCAACTCCCGCAAGTGATTCAGGCTCTACAAAGAAAAAATTAATATTTAACACAAAGATAAGCAAGATAGCATTTTCTACTAGAGTCAAAGGAACATTAAAATCCCCAAAAATAATAGAGGTTAAAGTATTTGGAAATGGATTTAGTTTAGTAGAATCACTAGTAAGATTTAATGGTATAGTTGAATTAATTTCCACAAATAAAATACAAGGAAAATCTAAACTCCCTATATTACAAGAGTATAAAATACAAGGAAAATCTAAACTACCAATAGTACAAGAAATACTAGTAACAGGAAGAAAAGACTTTACCTCATTAATTGGTGTTTTAAATAAATATATCCAAGATAAAGAACCTCAGGGATATTTGAAAAGAATAGTAGAATCAATTACTTCTTAATGTCCTATATAATGGAAAGAAATCATGGCTAAAAAGATTACTGGACTTGCAATCATGCCAAGAGTATCTAGAAATGGAGTATTCTATTTTCCACAAGAATTAGCAAAATTTGATGGTGTTACAGTTCCACTTCGATATAATCATGACCAATCCGCAGAGGGAATCATAGGAACTGCAACATTTACATTTGATGCAGAAAAAGGACAAGTTCGTTACGAAGCAGAAATAACAGATCAAAAATTTCAATCATATATAGATGATCATCTTTTCCAAGTATCAATAGGTGCAAGTGTAGAGAAAGAAAATCAGATATGTCACCCAGAGGGTAAAGGTTGTTTTGAAGCACCAATACTCTCAGCACCTACAGAATTATCAATAGTAGAGACTCCAGGTATTCCAGAATCAACTCTAGTAGTCATAGAAAAAATATGTCCTAGTTTAGAATTTCCACAAGAATTTGAACAGTTTGTAAATGGCATTGAGATAATTACTTCCGATAAAGAAATTAATTCGAGTTTACTTATGACTAACGAAACTCCTATTGAAAAAATAGAAGTAACCGAAAAAGTTGAACAGATCGATACAAGTAAAATTGTAGATGAAGTCGTTGAAAAAATTCAAAGCTCAAACGAGAAAACAATTAAAGCTGTTATCTCTGAAATCAAAGAAGCATGGATTCCAAAAAGTGAAGTTTCTGAAACCGCAAATAAGCGATTGGAAGAAAAATTTACTGATGAAGATGCCAAAAGTTTCTTAGATAGAGTATTTGAAAATGGATACGGTAGATTGAAAATAGATAAAGAGGGTTGGATTCAAGCACACACCATTCCAGTTAATACTGCAAATGGTCAAGTGCAAGAGGCAATCTCTACTTCTGGAACAATTCCAGGCACTATTACAACTACAGATATATCCATTCAATACGGTAGTAAGACCTCAAAACCAGTTAGACAGTTTGGTCAATACCAATCTATCCCAACTGGACAAAGTGCAGCAAGATTCTATAAAATTACTGTGCCAAATGCAGGTGCTATTACTGAAAGTCCAACAACCGACATAACTGCTGTAACACACACATTAACTTCTGTTGATGTAACATGTGCAGTAAGAGGTTGGAGACAAACCGTAGAAAAGTCAGAACTAGAAAATTTCCCAGGTGCTTTCTTAAATGCACTTAGAGAAACTGCCCGATTCGAGGCAATGCGTGACGAGCATAAACTAATCGTACAAGACCTAGCAGCAACAGATCATGACTTTGGTGGAACTACAACAGCACCTTATCATATTAGTGGCTCAGATGGTTCAGCAGTTACAACCGCAACACTTGAAGATGCATGTGGAGAATTTGATGAAGATGGTCTAAGTTTCGCAAAACGATACTTGGAAGAACTTGGTCAAGATACTTCACCAGGCAACTTGATTGCTTTCATTAGCCCAAGAGCTTTTGAATCACTCATGACAGCTTCTGGATTAACCCAATACACAATGATTGGTAATGCAAATGTAACAAGATTAGGACAACTAGAAATGATATACGGTATTGACATAATGGTTACAAACGAACTATTGACCAATGCTAACGCATGGAGAAACTTGGTTTGTGTAAAGGGCAAATCTTGGGCATTAGCTTCCCAGAGAGATATGGAACTAGAACTCCAGAAAACTATCGCAGGACAATATTGGGATATAGTTTGGACACACCGCATTGGTGTTGACATTCTAGATGCAAATACTTACGTCATTGTAAGTTCAATACAAGCATAGAATCACTTCCTTTTTATTCTTTTTTTATTATACTATTATATGCCTTGCTCTAAATTTGTAAAATCTTTAGCTCGAATAGGTGGTAATTTTGGGGTTGCATTTTTTAGTCCTTTAATTGGTGGTAATGTTGCAGATACAGTTTTCAACGTTGAATTTACTCTAAATCAAATATTGGTAGTATCTCTATTAGCAGCAATATTTACATCAGGATTAGCAGTATCCAGAGAGGCAGTTGACTATGGTAAAAGTAAATAAGAAAGAGAGGCTCAAATCACTATTGGATATTATACTAATAACATAGAGTTTATATACACATTAAAATCATAATAGACATGGTAGAACCATTACTCCTTGCAGTAACAGGAACTGTTATCGGATCAGGATTAAATACTATTAGAGGTTATCTCAATAGTGAAGAACCTTATTCGATAAAGAAACTGTTAGGTGCATTAATTCCAGCAATTTTCGCGGGAATAGTAGTAGGACAAACACTATCGATTGCAGGATTAAATCCTATAGCAGTTGTATTGATTGGACTAACTACAGGTTTTGCAATAGATTATGCAATAACCAAAGCCAAGAAAGATTCAGAGTAATATTACTCTAATCACTTTTTTATTTATATTTATATACTATGGTATCATATAAACCTTATGTATAAATTAGGAGTAGGTCTAAACATATTTGATGATCCATATGGATTAGAAAGGATACTATCAAGTAATGGCTTTTATAAAAATGTAGATAAAATATTCCTAATAGATGGAAGATATAAAAACAGAGATGATAAATTGTCATATGACGAGGTATTAGTTCAGATGATGGTATCAAGATATAGAAAAATACATTATATCAAATTACATGATAATTCACAGGTAGATAAAAGAAATAGATACTGGCAACTTGCCCAAGAATACAATATGGATTATATGCTCGTACTTGACTCAGATGAATACGCTGTAATAGATGATTCATTCCAAGATACTCTACATGAACTGCAATCAAGAGATGCTCAATGTTTTCCAGTATTCCAATCACACCCACAAGTAACAGAAATGCCTAGACCTAGAATATTCAAAGCACCATTTGACTTTAGACATATACAAAGTGAAACTTCATTATCACATGGTTCTTTGTGGAGAGGCGACCACGAAATAATAAACGAGATGCATAGATGGTTTAAAGATCACCCAAAAAGAACAGGTATTCCAGGTATTAAACTCTATCACGATAAGAATTTCCGCACAGAGGATAGGGTAATCAGAGATAGAATATACTATGATGAAAATAAATTTAGATAGGGATTAAAATCCCATTTGTTTAATTATGGAGTCAAATTCATCTTCAAATCCTTTATCATCAGTCTTTTTTATGATTACATTACCTGTCCATTTATCAATAGTTTGATGGTATAGTGATTCTATATATTTGTTTGCTTGACGAAACCATTCCATTCCTATAGGTATTTCTAATATATACATGAGTATTACTTCTATTTATTATTGTATATATAAACACTATCAATGACAAAATACGGAAGCACAGATGAAATCCAGAAACTTGCATGGGGTGGAACTAAAGCAAGTACACCTGAGATATTAGCTTCAATTCAAAATACCGTAACTACATTAATTAATAATATTCTTAACAGAAATGAAGATTTTGCTACTGTTCCTACAGCTATTGGGGATATTGCAAATCTAGTAGGTTCAGAGATTCTCCGCAATAGAGGAAATAGGGAAAACGAAATGACTATACCACAAATACTAGATATGATAAAGGTTCTATTAATGAATTACAAAGACCAAGCTCCAGCAAGTGAGCACCGTTGGGGAACTGTGTGGTATGTGTAGATGGCTGTACTTTTTACTAATTTAAGCGGCACTAGGGAAAACCTAGACAAAACAATTAGATACCACTTACAAACAAATTGGACAGCAGGTAACACAAGCAGTATAACACCAAAGTTTGAAAGTGATACTGAATCACCTGATAGCATGGCTCGTCAAGATGATGCACATTTAAATTCAATAAGGGTAAACTTGTTTTCCAGAGAAAGGGTAAAAGATGCCAACATGGATTTCAATGGAGATGATAAACATACTTGGTCATTTAAATTACTAATAGAAATACAAGGAGAAACATTAACAATAATGACTCAATTAGAAGATGAGGTTAATCGTATATTATGGACACTAGCACCAAATAGTGGAACTAGACTAGTAAAGAGTGATAGTGCAAATAGTGAAGCTGCTTTCTTTGAGGATTCAGAAGTTACATTTAATAGGATAGACCCTAACGGTGAAGATGATTATACTCCTATATCTCAAGGAGAACTAGTAATATTCTATTATAAAGTAAAGACATAAATACTTCTCTATATTGTGGTTTCGTAGAAATATAATATGACAGTTTCAGCACACAACATTACAACTAAAAGAGATATTGTAAAAGAGTTACAATATGTTACAGAGGGCGACACAGTTAGTACACCAGGTTCATTTGGAACTACACCAACTAGTTCAACATTTATCCTTGTAGGAAACAATACAGAAATTACCATTTCTCCAGATGTTCAACACTTTGATGTTAATGTAATAGGGTCAGAGGATATTATCGGTGGAGTTAAAACAGAATCATTATATTCATTTAGTATAAAATATAATCCAATTGATACAGCATTATGGAGATATGCTTGGAACGCAAGTGGCGGTGCAACACTTTGTCCAGATTCTTCATTATCATTTACATATTCTTATAAAATAGGTGGAACAGAACATTATCAACATATGAGAGGTTGCAGAGCATCATCAGCAACAATGGCACTTAATAGAGGAGTTTGGGAATGTAACATTACATTTGTTTGTAAAGATATAACAATTCCATCAACAACAACAGGAGATGCAGGAACTCCAGTATATGTTTCCTCTGAAACATCATCAGATCCAATCTTACACACATCAGGCGGTGGAACTCCATTTACTTGGAATAGTGTAACATATGGTGAACGTTCATTTTCCACAACAGTAACAAGAGGAATAGCAGTAATGTCCGTAAACGGAGAAAATGATATAACATATTGTAAAGCAGTATCAAGACAAATAACATTTACAACAGATGTCTTTGCAGGAACAACAAGTAACTTAACTGCAATGTACACCGACTATGAGGGTAAGACCTCAAGAAGTGCATCATATAAATTCACATCTTCACCATCTAAAACATTCACTTTTGCAAACTGTATAATTACAGATTATGGATATACTCATTCAGCAGGTTCAACAGATGCCTTGATCGAATCAATCACAGTTCGAGCCGAATCAGTTACAGATATTACATAAGCCTTATATACTAATCAAATAAAGATTTTATATGGTGTATTTAAATATTGAAAAGAAAGTTTGGGCAATTAAAACTAAGGAATATAAAGTTATAGAAAACATTTCAATGAAAGACCTAAAATGGTTTAGAACAGAATATAAAGACATTATAAAAAGAACCGAATCTGGAGAACTTACACAAACAGAAGCATTAGAGTTTGATGAAAAATGGTGGGATAAATTATGTGAGATTGGATTAGCAACTACAGTAGATGATATATTAGATTGTAATTGTACAGAGAAAGAATTTAGAGACTTTATGGCGGAACTTTACTATTTTTTATCACAAGTTTCAACGATAGAAGAAGCCAAGCTGTCCGTTTTATACGCTCCAAAGACAATAAAGAAAGACAAATAGCATTACAAGACTATCCAGAACTAACAGAACTCGTGCCAATTATTAATATGGTTCGTAGCGGATTCGGAAATTATAAAGAGGTAATGGATTTAAAAGAAAAATACGGTATAGACTATCTAATGGAATTACAATACATCTTATCTATATTGAATCAAGAAGATGAACTAGATGCCCGTCACAGTCATAGGAGCTGATATAGTAGCTAGAGAATTTGAAAAGTTATCTAATAGTATTCCTTATACACAAGAAAAATTACTCAGCACAATATCAAAAGAAACAATATCATTATTAAGAAAAAATACGCCAAAAGATACAGGACAGTTATCAAACTCTTGGTATGAAAAATATAAAGATACTAGTAGTTTAATAATAGGAGTATCTGCTGACCAAGATGATAAATTAGTTTATATCGTATTTGGAACAAGATACATTCAACCAAATGACTTTATATCTCCAATAGTAAATGTAATAGGGGATAATATAGAGGGCATAATGAGGTCATATCTAAAAGAATCACACCCATATCTTAATAATATATCCTCAGGTCGTAGAGGTGGAATTGATACTCCTAGTAATATTGTAGGACTTACAGGAACACAATTCATGGCAAGGAGAGGTAGAGGTAGGTCAACTATCAGTATTCCAAGATCAGGTAGGTTAAGACTCAATAGAAGAATAGGACTTCGTAGAAAAGTATAGATTACTTCTATTTATTTCAGGTATGTGAATTATATTATGGAAAAAATAGAGATAGGTGTAAATGTAGTAAATAATGCTTCTAAACAGTTATCTAATGTTGCAACAGATGTAACCACTTTTAAACGTACAATAGATGGTGCTACAAAATCAGTAGATGGATTCGATAGAGTAATACAAAAATTTAGTCTCCAGGCATTTGCTCAAGGAGTTTTAAATGTATCAACTTCGGCAGCACAGCTTGTTACTTCATTTTCTAATTTAGATAGAGTGGCAAATCAAGTAGCAGCATCTACGGTTGCACTTCATAAAGCAGAAGATCAAATATTAAGAAAGCAAACTCAGTTATCACAGGCAATAGAAAAATATGGCTCAAATTCAGAAAGAGCCGCAATGATAACTGGTGAACTCGCAACAGCACAAGATCAATTAGCAGTTAAAACCGAACGTGTAAAATTAGCACAAGACCAACAAAATGACACTTATATATTAATGGCATCAAACATTACAAATACAGTATTCGGTTCATTACAAACATTAGGTGCATTAAAGACTATGTTAATAGCAAAATATACAGCATCAATAGCAGTAACAACATTAGATTCAGCAGCTACAAATGCAAATGCTCATATTCATTCATTTAATGCTGCACAAGTCGCACTTGCAGGTGCAGCTAAGGCAGGTGCAATAGCACCAACTCTAGGTTATACTGGTGCAGTAGTAGGTAACACAGCAGCAACAGCAGCGTTCACTACTGTATTATGGGCATCATTAAGAGCAATGATAGTACACCCATTTTTCGCACCAGCGGTATTAGCCGCACTAGCAATAGGAGTAGTAGCATATTCCGCACATATAGATAACTTGAATAAAACTATGAAACAATCAACAGTATCAATTACAGATGGAAGTTCAGCAGGTTATGGTTTTGGAGAAATGGCAAATTTTACATCTCCAAATATAGATGGATTAAGTACATCAGTTTTTAATTTAGGAGAAAGTTATACTGTAGCGGCAGAAAAAGTCGTAAATGCTTCAAAAGTAATACAACAAAGAAGTGGTAGATTTGGTGGAACTACAGGTATAGATACACCTTTAGATGTAAGTCTACCTAATCTACAAGGTCGTAGATTTAATAAAGGAACATCAGCAAGACCTACAAATACTCTAGCTAGTCCAGTTGCAGAACAATATACTGTAGAAAAATTTACAGCAATAATGGCACAAACTAAAGATGCAAGTGATTTCAGTTCGGTGATTTCTGATATACAACCTTATCTTACTACTCTTAATAGAATCAAAGATACCGTAATAGCATTAAGAAACTCTTATGATGATTTAAATGGAGTACAAACTGGACAAGCAACTGAAATGGCAATACAGAAAATGCACGAGCAAAACACAGCATTAGGACTAACAGATGCAATGGTAAGAAACTTAATAACACATAATAAAGATTTAGGAGACATACAAGATACTAATTATAAGAATGAAAAATCAAATCTAAGGCGACTAGCAGAAATAAAAAAAAAGCTTATATCGGATTACGGTTTTACTAGACAAGGCTCAAATAGAGAATCATTCATTGCAGGTGATACCAACTACTTCATGGGAGAAAGCGGAATACCTTTTAGTGGCTATATAAATAAAAAAACAAATGATGTAGCAATAGCTATTGAACATAGAGAGGCATTTGATTCAATTATGGCGGCATTGGATTGGACTCAAAGCCAAGTTTCAGCAGGAGTTATCACACCTAATCAAGCATCAAGAATAATGAGTGATTTGAATAATGCTTTTAACAATACTAGAAATATTACAAGTGCATATAAATGGAATGGAGAATCACCTATTAAACCTATAGTAACACAAACCATATCAGGTATCATAGATAAAATGAGGGCAACTGGTAAGTTTTCAAATTTAGATAATAGGTTTAGCAATATGAAAATATTTAATCCTGTTAGTGGGGAACTTACATCTACTGGACAATATTTTAGAGATACAGCAAGTTTATCATATGCAAGATTACAAGCTCAATATTATGAAAAAAATAAACCTAATATTAATATAAGAAACCAATCAAATAGTAATCCTTATGGTAATTATGCGAATCCTGGGTTTGCAACGGGTAAACCTAGTAATAGTGCTAGATTCAAAATAGATGCAAGTTTTGGAATAGCACGTAGAGCGAAAGATGCATTTGCCAATTCTGCAATAGGTCAATCCATATTTGCAGCACGTTCACTATTAACAGGTGGTTCATTTGCTTATAGTGGTTCTGCTGGTAGAGCAGCAGCAAAATCAAATTCATTTGATAGCACTTCATTAATGATGGCAGGATTATTAGGATTTTACCCATCAGATGATAGTAGTGTAAGTTCAATGGTTCAAGAATCAGTTGATTTTTTAGCAAGTAATATGTCGTCAATTCCTACATCAATGAGAAATAGTGCATTTGCATCCATATTAAGAAATTCGGTAGCCAAAGATGCATATATATTACCAATGGGATATTCTTATTTAAGAGACCAACGTTCAAGTAAACTAGGAGACGAACGTGCAAGATCTATAAGAGCATCTAAAGCAGGTATGTTAAATACTTTAATCAATAGATTTAATACTGGAAACTATGGAGAATATGATGCAACATTAATGCAAGTATTATTATCTGGAGATTTTGCACACCCTGAATTACAACAAGAATATAATTCATTTCAAAGTAATATCGCACCAAAATTAGGAATATCATTTAGTCAATTCGGATCAACGTTATCTGACACTCAAAGAGGATATAATGAAATTGATGATAGGTTAAGATACTATGATAGACTTGCCGCAATATCAACAGGAGCAACTGCATTTTGACTCTAACTCCAGGCTATGATCCAAATCCATTACACCCTAGAATATTAATTACTAATGCCTACGGTGCTTCTGCATATAACTTTGTATCAGCAAAACTTACTAGTAGCCCAACTCAGGACTTTAAATTAATATCATTTAATTTAGAACTAGGAATTAATGATAACTTTGGTAATATGGTTTTACTATTACATGACCATAATAACATTTTCACAGATACAACAGATGTAAAAAGACCTGGAGTAATAGAACGAGAATGGGGTATTCAATTATACCTTGGTAAAACATTAGCACTTGAAAATAGATACTTTTACGGCAAAATAAAAGAGGTAACAATAGAAAGACCTAGTACAGGATTACAACTAGTAACTCTAGTTTGTGTAGGTTGGGGAATCATATTAAGGGAAAGATTATCTAAACTAGTAAGGACTCAGGCAAAAGCCGCTAATGGAATTGATTTAGATGATACAGATACATCAACAAGAATAGACAAATTATTATTAGATGTATTTCAAGATAAAGATCATCAGATAGATAATAACATTACTCAGTTATCAAGTATAACTACAGCACCAAGTAGCACAGGAGAGGGAATATGTGAGGATTGTACAGCAATAAAGATAGCCAATGTGAACTTTAATATTGCATCTTACGCACAGATCATATCAAATCTTGTAGGTATCACAAATTCTACTTGGCACGTTGATCAAGATAGA